AATACTTGCCAGCGATGTGGACAACCAGGCAACACAGTGGATCATATAGTTCCTAGAACACTAGGTGGAAGTGATGAGCCAGATAACTTGCAATGTTTATGTGCAACTTGTAATTATTCAAAGGGGGGTAGGTTTTTTGATACGCCTTCAACACCCATGACCCCCCTTGGTTTGTTTACCCCCAAAAACGACTCAATTACCCACTATCAGGCGTGATAACCTAAGTTATGACTAGATTCGACCAGATAGCCGCAGATAGCCCAGATGGGGCTTACCTAGGGGCGACAGAACCGCGTATTCGGTCAAAACCAGTTGATTTGCCCTCACGCGGCGATGAAATGATCGCATTCTGCGAGTCAATCGGCTTTGAACTGCTCCCTTGGCAGAAGTTTCTTGCCATCGAGATGCACCGAGTTAAACCAGATGGCCGCTGGCATCACAATGAAGTAGGCGTTCTGGTCGCTCGTCAGCAGGGCAAATCTACCTTCCTGGCGCTTCGTATCTTGTGGGGAATGTTCGAGTTAGGTGAAAAGTTGCAGGTTCACACTGCTCACAAGCTGACAACCTCTTCGGAAATCTTCTGGAAGATAGATGAGATTATCCAAAACCATCCACAACTGGCTGCAATGTTTGCGAAGAAGTATGAAACAAAGGGATCGCAGGAAATCAAACTAACTGATGGCGCAAGATATTTGGTTCGTGCCAATAACTCAGCCTCTCGCGGTATTGCCGCGCCAGATGTAATTCACTTGGATGAAGTTCGTGAATATCAAGACCCGGAAGTTTGGGCATCGCTTCGATTTACCCAAATGGCTTCTAAAAATCCCATGGCAATACTTTATTCAAATGCCGGGGATCAGCATTCAATAGTTTTGAACAGAATGAGAGAGCGCGGCCTTGCTGCTGCTGCTGGAAGTGATGATCCGATAGGTTGGTTCGAGTGGTCAGCACCAATGGAAGTTCAAATTGGCGACACGCCTGAATTCTGGGAAGCCGTTAGGTATTCCAATCCCAGCCTTGGATATACAGTTCATCCAGATAACCTCAGAGCCATTCTTAACGATGAAGAATCAATTGTAAGAACAGAAGTTTTATGTCAATGGGTTTCCCAGATAAACCCAGCAATAAATCCGTCGCTCTGGGATGCGTGTGGTGATGAGTCGGCAGAACTAGACCAGGATCAAGAAACTTGGATGGCTATCGACTTATCACCAGACCGAAGAGCTGCTGCGTTAATTGCTGGCCAGCAAAAGGGCGATAAATTTATTGTGGTTCTATTGCAGACATGGGAAAACGCAGTTGCGATAGATGACAAGGCACTTGCAAATGATCTAGCAGTCTGGGTTCGTAAATATCCAACAACAACTGTCGCTTATAGCCGCCAAACCGCTGGCGCAGTTGCTGCCAGGCTTGCACCAGCAGGAATCCAAACAACTCCAATCGACGGAGCAGTTTATGGACAAAGTTGCGACGAGATGCAGTCTGCGATTACGAGCCAGAGGCTCATTCATAAACGGCAAGAGGAATTTACCAAGCAAGTTCTATCAGCCGTCAAACTTCCATTCAAAGATGGCGGTTGGTATCTAGGGCGCAAGGTTTCCAACTCCACAATCTGCGCGGCAGTCGCAATGGCTATGGTTTCCCACTTTGCAACACGACCAGAATCAGAAGTTGATATTTATGTAGGTTAATCTCAGATAGTGATATACTTGTCCACTATATGGGAATCAAAGACTTCTTTCTTCCAACAATTGCACCAGCCGAAATGACTATTGACGCGGCTGCATATCCTGCGCCTAACAATGGCATCATTAACAATTGGCTTTACCCAGTATCAACTGCATCAAGAGCGTCAGCAATGGCAGTTCCAACAATCGCTCGCGGAAGAAACATTTTGTGTTCACTTGCAACACTTCCACTTGAGCAATACATAAAATCTACTGGTTCTCATGTCGAACCAAATCGCGTAATCAATCAACCTGATCCACGCGTTCCTGGTTCTGCAATTTACAGTTATGTCGCGGAAGACTTATTATTCCTGGGCGTGTCTTACGGAATGATAATGTCCATGTATGCAGATGGTCGCATTCAAGAATGGACACGCATCTCACCAGATCGCGTATTGCCAGAATTAAATTCACTCGGAACTGAAATTATTGGATACTCAGTTGATAACAAAAAAGTTCCACCATTTGGCGTTGGAAGTTTAGTTGTATTCAACGGACTTGACGAAGGTTTTCTAAATCGCGCAGGACGCACTATCCGAGCTGCCATCGCATTAGAAAACGCTGCTGAACAATTTGCAAAAGAGCCAGTGCCAATGATGGTTCTAAAATCTAATGGCACAAACTTAACTTCTGAAAGAATTTCTAAACTTCTTGAATCATGGCGCGTTGCTAGAACCAATCGCAGCACTGCATTCCTTAATGCCGATGTCGAACTTCAAGCAATGGGTATTGATCCCAATAAATTACAATTAAACGAAGCTCGCCAATATGTCGCGCTTGAATTATGCCGTGCCCTAAATATCCCAGCCTTCTTTGCTTCCGCCGAATCAACATCAATGACCTATTCAAACGCAATCAATGAGCGTCGTTCGCTAATTGACTTCGGCGGTCGCAATATCCTTTTGGCAATAGAACAACGCTTAAGCCAACCGGATTTTGTCGGCGCAGGAAATTATGTGCGTTACTCACTAGATGAATTCCTTCGTGGCAATCCCCTAGAACGCGCACAAGTCTATGAAATCCTAAACAGAATCGGCGCAATGAGCGTTGAAGAAATCCGAGAGGAAGAGGACTTACTTAAATGAAAGTAAATCTACCAATTACGCTAACCGCAGCGGATACGCAAACCCGAACCCTTACTGGTCGCATAGTTACCTGGGGCGAAGAAGGTTTTACTTCTGCTGGCAAAACAATTTTTGCAAAAGATTCAATTACAATTCCTAAGAATGTAAAATTACTTTTAGAGCATGACCGCACAAGACCAATTGGCAAACTTGTAAGTTATGAAGTAACCGATTCCGGTATTGAAGCATCATTCAAAATTGCTGGCACTATTGCTGGCGATGACTCACTGCTAGAAGCCGCTGAAGGATTACGCGATGGCTTCTCAGTTGGAATTAAATTAAACGAATGGGATAACAAAGATGGCGCAATGGTTATTTCTTCATCTCAAATGATTGAAACAAGTTTAGTTACTGATCCAGCAATTGATTCTGCGCGTGTTACAGAAGTTGCTGCAACCGAAACCGAAATTTCTGAATCAACCGATTCAGATACCAAAACAGAAGGAGAAGACCTAGTGTCCGAAACCGCTCCAGAGTCAGTAACTACCGAAGCGGTAGAAGCTGCAAAGTCAGAAGTAACTGTTAGCGCGTCAGCGCCAGTTATGTATTCATCTCCACGCGTTAATCTAAATGTTACCGCTGGTCAAGTTGCCAAGGCTCAATTAGCTGCATCACGCGGCGACTCAGATGCTCGCGATCTAATCGCAGCACTACAAGTTGCAACAGTTGCAGAAAACACAGGCATGGTTCCACCAAACTACCTACGCGATGTTATCGGTATCATCGACAACTCACGCCCATTCATTTCAAGCATCGAAACTGCTCCACTTCCTGCTTCCGGGATGAAGATTTTCACGCCAAAGCTCGGTGCGCAGGCGACTGTCGCGCTAACTGCAGAAGGTGCTGAATTCTCATCAACTGACACTGCCGTAACTTTCCAGGAAGACACTGTGGTCAAGTTCGCGGGCGCTGGCCGACTCGATGTCGAGCTAGTTGATCGCAGCGACCCTTCATTCCTTGATCTTTATATTCAAGAACTTGCTGCATCTTATGCACAAAAGACAGATGCTTACGCTGCAAATATTGCTGCACAAAACTCAGCAGGTTCAACAGGATCAACAATCTACAAGTCAATTGCAGATGGTATTGCTGATTCATTTGGCGTAATGCGTATGACACCAAACCGCTTGCTAGTTGCAACAAGTGGCGGAGTTAATGATATTGACTTCTCTGGTCTACTTGGTGCAGTTGATTCAACTGGTCGCCCAATCTTCGCAGCCGCAGCACCTCAGAATGCTAACGGCTTAATCTCACAAGGTTCAACTGCTGGAACAGTTGCTGGACTTTCACTTATCGTCGATCCAAACTACACAGGCAACGATGCAGGTTCTAAGTATGCACTTGTGTATCCTTCAAACGCAATGCGCTTCCACGAGTCAAGCCAAATTCAACTTCGCACTGCGGTAGTTGCAAATGGACAACTTGATATTGGTCTTTACGGATATTGCGCAGTTGTTAATCGTTACCCAACTGCATTCCGTTTCCTAGCAGTAGCGTAACAAAAAACTAATCATGGGTGGGTTGCTCCCGACTCACCCAGCAGAACTAGAGAGGTAGATATGGCATCGATCGTAACAGTTGCAGAACTGCGTTCAATTCTTGGCGTATCTACCGCTCTTTATAATGACGCTTATTTGACAGATATTATTGACACTGCTGAGCAAGTGATTCTTCCTATGCTCACAAGATATGCCCAACCAATCGATGAAGTATCGCTGACAGATAATGTCGCTACTTATCACACGCTAGGCATCCACGAATTTTCTTTAAGTCAATCAGTTGTCATTACTGGTTGCGGATCACCATTTAATGCAACAGTAACAATTACCGCCGTTCCTTCAGACTACGAATTTGAGGCCACAATTGTTAATGCAGATATTCTTCCTAAAAATGTAATTCCTTCAGGTCTTGCCACACTTTCAGGCGCTTCAACTTATGTTGGAGTTTCAGCAGTCGAATCAGCAGTTTTGGTTGTTTCAGTTGAAGTCTTTCAATCCAGAGTCGCTCCTGGTGGCCAAATCGAAGGTGTGGATTTCACACCGACTCCGTATCGGATGGGGCGCTCACTATTTAACCGCTGCGTAGGCTTACTTGGGCCGTATATAGATGTTGAGTCAATTGTTCAATGACCGCATCAACAATCCTTTCATCGGTTAGACAACCCTTAGCAACTGCACTTGCTGGCGTTGCTGGCAATGTGTATGCCTATGTTCCAGAAGCGGTTATCCCACCAGCGGTCGTAGTCGTTCCAGATTCACCTTATATAGAATTTAATACAATTGGAAAATCATCTTTCCACTGCAAACTTAACTACACAATCACAGTCTGCGTTGCGTATAATTCCAACCCAGCATCTCTCGACAATATCGAGCAGCTCATCATAAGTGTTGTTTCTGCAATCCCAGCGGGATACGAAGTAGGAGCAGTTCAACGACCAACAGTTACACAAGTAGGCGCTAGCAATTTGCTTGTCGCAGATATAAGCGTGTCTACCTATTACACGCAAACCAACTAAGGAGAAAACCCAATGGCAACAACAGTCATTACAGGTCGCGACATAGTTTTCACCATCGCATCAACAAACTATGATGGTCAAACAACTAGCGTTACCTTGACAAATGCACCAGTAATCGATACTTACCAAACACTAGATGGCAAGGCTTACAAGCACACTGACGATCAATGGACACTATCAGCAGAACTTCTAGCTGACTGGGGTGTTGCATCATCACTATTTGAAGCAATGTGGACTGCGGCTGAAACCGCACCAAACACTGCTCTTGCTTATTCAATCACTGCAACAACAGGCGCAGTATTTACCGGAACTGCATTCCCAGTATTCCCAGCAGTCGGCGGCGCAGCACCAGGAGCGCAAACCGATTCATGGTCAATGCTTGTAGTTGGAACACCAACCGAGAACTTCTCGTAACAAACTAAACAGGGAGCAAAAATGAAAAAGTCAATAACAGTCGAGTTCGTGTCTGGGGATAGTGCTACTTATGTGGCCTATCCACCGGACTTCGCAAAGTGGGAAATGGCAACAAAGAAGTCCATCCAGGAGTTTGCTGGCATGTGGGACATCTTATTTGTTGCTCATTCAGCCTATAAGCGAGAAGCTGCTGGAAAACCAACTAAGACACTTGATGTCTGGATGGAAGGCATTACGAATCTTGAAGTTGGCGATGATGACCCAAAAGCCATAAGCGCGGAAGTATAAATCGACTTCTTGTCGAGTTAGCGATAGCGACTCATATCCCGATGAGGGAGTGGGAAACTGCCGAGGACATTCTTACCGCGATCGAAATATTAAAGGAGCGCAATGAACCAGGCAGAAGTTGATGCTTACAATCGGAGTGAAATTCGAGAAGTAATCAAAGCCTTCAAAGCCATGGATGTTACTGCCGTTGAAGAAGCCAAAAAAGTATCTGGCGCTCTTGCAGATTATGCACTGGGAAAGATTAAAGAAGCTGCTGGAACTAGAACAGTCGCAACTAAGGTTGCAACCCGTATTGCTGACAATGGCAAGGTTTCTAAGAGTTCTAAGGTAGGCGAAATTAGCCTTGGGTTTGCCAGTCAAAGATTTTCTGGTGGTGGAACTACCAAAAGCCTATGGGGTGGAATGGAATTTGGTTCTAACCGATTCAAACAGTTCCCAAAGAGAACACCAACACTAGGGCGCGGAAATGCTGGTTACTTTATATTTCCAACACTCAAGGCTGCCCAGCCTTATATTATTAAAGAATGGCAAGAAGCATTCTCAAAGATTATTAAGGAGTTTGCATAATGGCTACTGATTCCAGAACGCTTAAGTTAGCGATACTTGGTGAAGTCAAAGACCTAAGTGCGAGCCTTAACAAAGGATCAGCCGAGGTTCAAACCTTTGGCGATAAAATTTCAAAGTTCGGTAAAGTCGCTGGTGCTGCATTCCTTGCCGCTGGTGTTGCTGCCGTTGCCTATGCTGGCAAATTAGCCGTAGATGGGGTCAAAGCCGCCATCGAAGATGAAGCCGCGCAGTTACGCCTAGCAGCTTCACTAAAGAATGTTACAGGCGCAACAGATGCTCAAATAGCCGCAACTGAAGATTATATCCTTAAGACTTCGCTGGCCAATGGCGTTACGGATGATGAACTTAGACCTTCCTTAGATCGCTTAGTTCGTTCAACCAAGGATGTTGCAGAAGCCCAGAAATTACAAAGCCTGGCGCTAGATATTGCAGCGGCAACTGGCAAGTCATTAACTCAAGTTTCTGAAAGTCTTGCCAAGGCTCATGATGGGAATTTTGGATCATTAAAGCGCCTAGGCGTTAGCATCGATGAAAATATAATTAAGTCTAAGGACTTTGATGCTGCAACTGCGGTATTGGCTTCAACTTTCAAAGACCAGGCTTCAATTCAGGCTGACACTTTTAATGGAAAGATGAACAGACTTAAAGTTGCATTTGATGAAGGCAAGGAAACAGTAGGCGGATTTATCCTAGATGCCATCACTCCAATGGTTTCATTATTCGTTGATAAGGCAATCCCGGCAATATCAGAATTTGCTGGCAACCTTAAAGAGAATGTCCAGCCAATTGTTCAGTTCCTATTTGAGTTTTTTAAGAATTTATTTACTCCAATTATTGAAGGTGTAAGAGAAGCGTTTGCCAATGTTTCAGAAGCAGTTAGAAATAACTCAATTGAACTAAATAAGTTTATTACTTTTGTAAAAGCCGTCTATGAGTTTGGCAAAACTTATCTTGCGCCTCTAGTTGGAGAAATCCTAGGCGGGGCGTTTAAGATTCTTGGCGTAGCAATAAGCGGTGTAATCGGATTCTTCTCAAGCCTAGTTAATATAATTGATAAGGCATTCAAGGCACTTGTAGCCTTTGTGAACTTTATTAAAAACAACCCAGTAACTCAAGGCATCGCTGGAGTATTTGGCGGCGGTAGAGCTGCTGGTGGCCCAGTATCTGCTGGCACAA